GATGTTTCACCTTCTAATAAATACCTATCTTTAAGGGTTTCAATAGCGAACTCACTTAAATTCAAATCCCTTGTATAATCAATTATCATTTTCTTGCCTCGTGAAATTGTAGTTTTTCTGGTAATATACCGTGGCAAAACCAAGCTACTCCAAACGATGGAGAACCAGCAATAGTATTATCGGGCTTAATAAAACTAACCCTTTTATTTAAAACCAACAACTCAATTCCATCCTCAATAAATCTCTTACCACGCTTCTGCCCCTGAATTGTGCTTACTGGCATCAACAAGGCAAATGGCTTGCCGATTTCATAACACCTTTCTATAAAATCCCCTTTATTTGAAAAAGGTGGGTTAGTAATAATAGCATCATAATCACTAAAATCACCTTTAAGAAAGTCTTCGTCTGGCTTGCTTCCAGTTATATTAAACCCCTTGGATGTTAAATACTTTACAATCCTTTGGCTTTTACCAGCTGTTGGTTCATAATATCTCAACTCTTTATTTAAGAACTTTACAAGCGGTTCTATTCCCTCTGGGGGAGTATAGTATTCATCACTTGCTGGGTTCTTGCTGTTGTTGTTTTTTGTTTTTAAAATACCCGTCTTCATTTCCCTTCCTTTTTGTTAAAAAACCTTCTCCACAAATAGCCTCTAATAACTGCACTAATTGTGAAAATAGTAGTAATTATTATGTTATCTTGAACACTAACTTTAAAGCCAAATCCATAACAAGTAAGATACTACCCACCCACTTACTACATTTAATATAATTTCAGTTAAGCTTTGGCTTTTACTTTGGGTTGCCATAACTCTCCTTCATTCAGCCCATCTATCTCTCTACCACGTAGCATACGAGCCACCTGTGCTTGTTGTAGGGCATCTTCTTCTGTCAATCCCTTGTCATTGTATGCCTTTACGATAACATCCCAAATGTCGTCATCCTTAACGTCTTCAAGTAGCTTTTCAGCCCTCTTAATACCTATTCCAGGGCAACCTTTATAACCATCAACAGTATCACCTGTTAGTGTTTGAATATAGAAGAACATTTTAGCATCTTTCTTATTCACAATGTAGCTAATTTTCTTATTATAATTGTAATGGTTGCCGGGGGCTTGATCCAAGTCCTTGTCAATATGACAAAGAATATATTTTGTGGGGAATTTATACATTTCAGCAACACAATAGTCATCTGCTTCTATATATTCACAATTGATTGAATTGTATTTATTCAACGCAAACTCTTTAAGCTTCCCAATTAGTTGAAGGGGGTGTTTCTGTGGTTTTCTATTGTGCTTATATGTAGGTAATACATCATACCTAAAAGTCCTCTTTGGACTAAAAACAAGCAAACTTTCGTTGGTATCAGTCTCATCAGTAATTTCGTTTATATAACGATTAAAGGTTGTCTTTGTCGCATCAAAATCAATGATAACAGTTATTGTGTCTTCATCCCATTCGATTACTTCTTGATTGACCGAGCACGCCTTATACAACAGGCTATCTGCGTCTATAAGTGCTTTCATATATTTTTATCTATTGATTGTTGTAGTCGTATTTAATGCTATCAATCACGTCCATGACATGATCAACAGTTAAAATTACATTGTTTTTTGTAATGAAAGATAGGTAGTCTTGTAGGATAACTTCCCAACACCAAACCACCTCTTCTTTTTTTGTATTGATTTTCCAATCGATATAATCATCAATCGTTAATTCTTCTGTTTCCATCTTATTTTATTTTGTTAGTTGTAAAATCTCAATTTGCACGTAATTTTTATCGCCCGTTCCACCGAAGTTTATTTCTATGTTAGGGATAACCTTTATATCATCATCTTCAATAATTCCATAATCAACCAAAGCATCATTGAAGAACTTGCTTGTAATTGAAAAGAAATTATCTAAATCACGTCTTCTTTTTCCTTTAAAGAATAGAGTATATTTTAACATAATTTGTCCTTTTAGGGGAACTAATTTATGTTTTTTAAATTCAGCAAAACAAAGTTCAGCATATTCCTTTTTAGCCTTACTTAAAAGAAAGAAGTGGGCATTCCTATAAATGTTTAAAGATAATAGGTTTAAACTCTTCTTTTTCTTAATCGTAGGGTATGGTAAGGTTAGTTTATACATTAATGTGTTTCCTCCCAGTTTCTACCAACAACAGTATTACCTGTTAATGTTGATTTTAAAGATAAATATTCCGATACTTCTTTCCAAGTTTCATCAATCATCATCACCACATCATTTACATTTTTATAATCTACTTCTATTTGAACTTCATCGTGGATAAATCCAACGATCTTAGCATCTCTCATTCTTATTTTTTCACTTAACAAAACAACGAATACTTTCATAACACAAGCACTTGCCGATTGCAGTAAGGTATTAAGTGAAGTCCAGCTATTCTTTATTTCTATCTTCTGACCTAAAATGTTATTAAGGTAGCCACTTTCAAACCTATTCTTTAAATTAAATTCCAAGTTATCAAGACCTTTTAACTCTTTCCTATAATTGTTTTTAGTGGTCTCACCAAGAGTAGCGTCTCCACCAAGCATAGCACCAAGTTTAGTATCACTCGCACCATATAACATTGCATAGTAAAAAGCCTTTGCTTTTGGTCTTTCTAATCCAAGTATTTCCATATTCAAAGTATGAATACTATCTACTTCGTCAAGCTTCTTCGCAAAATCACCACTATCATAATTAGCTAAGTAGTGTGCCAACATAGTAGCATCCAATTGGTTAGCATCTGTTCCTATCAAAGCATTACCTTCTTCAACACCAAAACAACCTCTTAACTTACCCTTTGGTATGCCCGCAATATTTGGGTTCTTATGCGAACATCTACCTGTATAAGTTCCAAAGTTTTTATAATCAGTTCTAATCCTTTTGGAGTGGTAGGAATAATCAAGCATAGTTTGTGTCTGGTCTATCAAGTGGCTATTTCCATCCATATCTTCCATAAGTGAAAGGTGTAGTTGTTGCGCCTTTTTAGTATCAAAATACCAGCCATTGATTTCAATTCTTTTTAATTCTTTTGCAAACTCCTCTTCTATCTTTATATTATCCATTACACACCGCCTTATGAATTTGGGTGTGGCAAGGCAAGCATACAAACTCTCCATCTTTCCAACTATCATCAAGATCATAAGAATGGTGGTGGAATTCAACCCCAAAATCTCCACACTTGCATTTAGTTCTTATTAGTTTGCCAGATTTTATCTTTTGAAAAGTCTTCATTCTTGTTAATTGTTTTTGTCTGTAAAAACCTACATTTTGTGCAGAAGCTCTTTTGTTTCTTATTTTCTTGGCATCATCGGTTGCTCGGTATTTCTCCTGACCTTCATTTTTACAGCTAATACATTGTGTTTGGTTTTTCCAAAAATCTTTAATATCTTTTGTTGTATTACAAGCATAACATTTTTTAGTATTTTTATTCATTTTTATCTCTCCTCTTTATTATTTTTTTATTATCTTTTAATTTACCAAGGTAAATCTTCTTTATCATCTATACTCATCTTTTTATAAACCTCTGGTTCTGGCTCTTCTTTTGGCTCTGGTCTTGTATAGAAGTCGCCACTCATCAAATCTAAACAACCAGTTGTGTGATTATATTGTAAAGTGTCTGCCAAGCCTAATCCACCGGCGAACCTGTTCTTTAAAACTCTCATCGATATCTGGTCGCTTTCATTACCTTCCGCTTGAGCGTTTCTTTCAATACCTACCACCGTATCACTTAATTGAGCTATTGCCCCAGATCCCCGCAGTTGCCCTAAGCTAATTTGCTCACCATCTTCGTGTCCTTTGTTGCCACCAGTTCTTCGCAAGTGTGAGATAATAACCATACCAACACCTGTTTGTTCTGTTAAGCTTCTTAAATCAGTCATAAGCTTGTCAATTGCTTTACGCTCATCCATATTGCCATCCATACCACTAACAACAATCGAAATGTGGTCAAGAATAACAAAATCAACTCCACAAGTTTGCACCATAACTCTTATTTTTGCTAATAGGTTATCAATCTCCATACTACCGAAGTGGTCATATAAGAATAATTTTTCTTGACCAACCGTAGCATCCCAAGCTTCCTTTTCCTCTTTGTCAGTCAATTCATCACCAAAGAATATAGGCTTTTTAGCATATAGTCCGAGGAATTTAGAAAGGGTTGTTCTCCAATTTTCTTCCAAAGCAATATAACCAATTTTAGCATCTTGTGTCATCATCAAGTCATAAGCAATTTCTCTTAC